CACGTACTTTCCTACGCGCAACAAAAAACTTCATGCAATGTATAATGATTTAGAAGATCGCATCGTAATGATGCCAGCTTCTTCTATTGCTCATTTTCATAATGCATTTGCCGGAGGTTATGTAGATCACGTACTTCGTGTAATGGAATGTGCTAGAAACTTGTATGCAACGTGGCAATCATCCGGAGCTGATATGTCGGGCTATACCATGGTAGAATTAATGTTTGCAGCAATGCATCATGATTTAGGTAAAGTAGGATTTCCAGGCGAAGGTAATGAAGTATATCAAGTTGAAACATCAGATTGGCATCGCAAGAATCAAAACAAGATGTATAAGCACAACGAAAACATTCCATTTACTATGGTACCGGATCTTTCAATTTGGTTGCTACAAGAATATGATGTAAAATTGTCTTGGAATGAATATCAAGCAATTAAGATTCATGATGGTATGTATGATGATGCAAATAAACCATATTATGTTGCTCGTTCAGCACAAGCCAAATTGAAAACAAATTTACCTATTGTTTTACATCATGCAGATCATATGGCAGCTCAAATCGAATTCGAGCGTTGGAGAAATCAACATAATGCAACTCCTAAACCAGTCGCAGAAAAATCTAAAATAACAAAAAGCAACGGTTTGAAAAACTTAGCAGAAAATAATCCTACCGTTGAACAGTCAATAAATGATATTTTCAACGCATTTAAATCATTCAATCAAGATTAACATGACCATATTTTTATCATTAACAACATTAATGTTCTTATCCGGGTTTGGATATTTTGCATACCGAGCTTACATATTAGCTGGCATATTAGCAGATGAACAAGAATATACAGAACAAGTAGCATTAACAAATGCATATATGTATTCAAAAATTGCAGAAGCATATAATAAAATGCAAGAAATAGACAGATTAGGTGCATTTGAAAAAGATGATGAATCTGGTACTACGTTTCAATTACTAAAGCAAACAATTGACGAATTAAAAGAAGAATTTGATGGCACGCAAGAAGAAAACTAGTAATAATTATTTTACACGTATAACAGATATAGCAATTTCTGCTTATAACAAAACAGATATCGGTTCTAAACGAGAAAAGATATATAGAAGATTTATATACCCAGCTTTTATGAAGTTAGCTGAAAATTTAATTAATAAGGTTAAACCTACTTATATTGATTCTTCATTTAATGATTTGCAAACCGATTTAGTTACTTTTTTAACGGCACGATTAGATAAATTTAATCCAGAAGCCGGCAAAGCATATTCATATTATACCAGAACATCATTTAACTATTTAATTGCAGAAAATCAAAAAGCATACACTAAATTAAAAGCAGATTCGTTGGAAATTAATATTGATGAACAACGCAATGTAATGGCAGAAATTCACAATGATGAGATGCAAGAAACATTGCAAGAATTTATGAATGCATACATTGAGTATTGTTATGATAATTTGAATTATATTTTTTCTAATCCTACAGATATACATGTTGCAGACTCAATTCTTCATATATTTGAAACTCGGGAGAACATAGAAAATTTCAATAAAAAGGCTCTTTATATTTTTATAAGAGAACGTACTGGTTTAGACACTACAAATATCACACGAGTTATCAAGACACTTAAACGGATTTATGAAGATAAATTTCGTGAATATGAACAACAAAACTTCATAAACTTGCCATTTTAATATTTATTATTAAAGGAAGTTATTATGGACAAAAATGATGAACTATTCAAAGGGACTAGTTTTGCTGATTTAATGTCTGATGTTTATCACAATTCGAAAAAGAAAGATAGACAAATGAATCAGCTTATTGCATCATTACAACCTCTCATAAAAAATGCATCTGATGCAACCGTTGTTATGCCTCTAATTAAAGACATATTAGATGTGTCTATAAAAAATGATGATCATCTTGTAAAATTAACAGCAATAGTTCAACGCTATATTTCTACAAAACAAACTATATCTGGTGCAGATTCTTTATTGAGTGATGATGAAAAGAAACAACTTTTGCAAATTGCAGAAACTACACTTTCTCATGAATTAGAAGATGAATTAGAAACACTTCGAGAATCCGAACAAGAACGTGTATTCAATCAGCGTATTGCGGATGTACAAAATAAATTGAACAAGGATGCATAATGATTTTAGAATGGGATGTTGCAGAAGTTTTAGATTATGATCGTACATATACACATAAAGACGCTGCTGGCAATGATCGTTTATTTACCTTAAAGGTAAGGAGTTGTAGTACTAAATATAATAGCAAAGACTTCTTATATCCAAAACCTGCTAATTTAAGCTTAAAAAAACTTCCATTAGTTGGTGAGTTTATTTTAATGTTTAAAACATTGAATGAAGTTTCTGATCACAATAATTGGCGTACGCAATGGTATTATTTAACAACAATTGATGTACATTCATCATTTAATGAAAACCAATTACCAGGTGTTTCTGCAAATTTAACTGATTCTGAGATTGCTAATATTCAACCCGGAAAAACATTTAAACGTGCTTCGGTTTCTCCATTGCAACCATATGAAGGTGATGTTTTATTTCAAAGTAGATTTAATTCTAGTATTAGATTAGGTAGTACGGTAACTACATCTGAACTAAATAATGAGTATTATTCAGTATTACCTAATTGGATATCTACAACCCAATCAGCTACAAATGATCCGTTGATTGTTTTATCTAATGGTCGAACTGCAAAAAAGAATAAAGAATTCGTAGTAGAAAATCCAAATACAGATGCATCTTCTTTATACTTGACAAGTACGCAGACCATACAATTGGATTTAAATAAACAACTAACTGAAAAATTTAAAACACCTAATGGTTCACAGTTTATAGGTTGTGCTGATAGAATTATTCTTAGCGCCAAAAAAGATATTGCCATTGTGCATTCAGAACGTGCTGTTATAATACAAACACCAGGTGAAGTATTAATTGGAGGAGATGATGCAACACAACCAATACCGCATGGTTATGTTTTAGAAAATATACTTCAAAACATAATTTGTGCAATACAAGCTGGTTGTACGGATGCAGCGGGGGGTATAGCTATAACAAATGGAATAGCTGATTTGCAAGAAGCACAAAGATTACTTAATACTGAATTAAATAGTAAAAAATACAAAATTAAACTTACATAAGCATGGCCGTACCACCACCATTTGATCGATTAACAGTATTGCCCGGAAAGGCAGTAAATAAAGTAACAGCTGCATTAAATAAACTGATTAACTATTTAAAAAAACTAATCAATCGTTTACGCGAAAAAGCTGGTTTAATATCAAGTAATACAAAATGCAATGATCCTAAAATTGCCGAATTAAAACAACTTTTAGAAAAAATTAAGTCTGTAATTGATCGAGTTAGGAATGTATTGGTAGTTGCAACAACAATTGTAACGGTTTTGCAAGTTTCTATAACAATTGCATCTACTTCATTAAATGCATCTTTACTAATACCAATTCCTACCCCACCATCGGCTGCTCAAGTCGTTAATGTATTAAATACGCTAATAACTAATATTATTTCCGTTGTTAAACAATTGTCAATAACATTGCCGATAATTACAGCAGCTGTTGCCGGAATATCATTTGCGTTAGGTCCTGTTATTAACCTAATAGGTTCTATATGTACTAACGAAACTTTTAGTGCAGATTCTAATACAATTGAAGGCATAGCAGATGATTTAGATACTAAACTAAAAGATATCATACAACAATATCCTAGTAAATTTTATCAAACTGTTAATGTATCTGATCAAGATATAACGCAACGAGCTCAATTGATTGATGAATTGATATCTAGAAATCAAGATGTACTAACTAATCTATTAGAAGCTCCTAGTAAAGTTATTTTAGGTTCCACAACGCCAAATCCAACTGCAGGAAAAATTGGAGATTATTTTATTGATGAAGTTAATCAGTTAATTTATGGGCCTAAACAAAACGATTTAATTTGGGGAATGGGCGTAAATTACTAATCATTATATTTATAATAAAAGTATTCATATGGATTCAAAAACACTTATTAAAGCACTTAAAACTGCCGTACGTGAAGTTATAAAAGAAGAATTAACGGAAATTCTTCGTGATGGGTTACAATCTACTATTAATGAAATGGCTCAACCAAAACAAACTACTAGTACTAGAGTAACAAATAACTCAGTGCAACAACCTGCAAAAAATAAAGTACAGTTTACTGAAAATAAATGGGCGTCTGTATTAAATCAGACTGAATCTTTACGTGAACAATCATCCGTCGGGGCATTTGCACAAATGATGAATGAAGAAATGGAAACATTATCATTTTCATCACGTGATGCTGCGGGTTTTGGCGCCGTTAGGCAAAATAGTATGCCTCGTAGTGCAGCACCACAAGTAATGGAAGATCCTGAGACTGGCAAGACTTTACAAGTAGATCCTATTATTGCAAAAGCAATGACTCGAGATTATTCTGCACTCATGAGTGCAATTGATAAGAAAAAAGGTAGATAATGGGGTATCAAGTAATTCAACCATATGTTAATGTTAGTATACCTAATGCATTAGGAATTGGAATAAATTCAATTACGCCTATATATTTAACTACAGAACAAGCATTTGAAAACTTAAAAAACCTATTGTTAACTAGAATCGGCGAACGATATGTGATGCCCGATTTTGGAACTAACTTGTTGGATGTAATTTTTCAACCAAATGTTGTTGAACTTAAACAAGAAATAAATGATATTTTAACGCCGCCAATTAATCGTTGGTTGCCATATATTAATATAATTAGTATTGATACAAAAACAAATGAAGATGACCCAACATTAAATTATTATATTTCAATAACAATAAAGTTTTCAGTATCAACATATAACGCACAAAGTATAACTATAGCAGTAACAGGAACTGGCTTATTGGAAATTAATTAACAATGGAAACTAAAAAAGATATATCATATTTAGGTAAAGATTTTGGACAATTCAAAAGAAATTTAATTGAGTTTACAAAACAATACTTTCCTAATACCTATACAGATTTTAATGAATCATCTCCGGGTATGTTATTTTTAGAACTAGCTGCGTATGTTGGCGATGTTTTATCATTTTATTCAGACAGTAATCTTAAAGAAACATTGTTAGAACAAGCATCGGAACGAACTAATATCTATGACATAGCTAAAGGATTAGGATATCGTCCTGCTAATTCCGTGCCAGCATATGTTACATTAGACGTATATCAATTATTACCAGCAATAGGATCTGGAGCTAATGTAGTACCGGATTATAATTATGCACTATCTATTAAGCCGGGTTTACAAATCAAACAAAATAACGGGTCAGCTGTATTTAGAACTTTAGATTCGGTAGATTTTACATTTTCATCTTCTTTTGATACAACTGAAGTAACTATATATGAAACAGATGATACTACTAATTTACCTACTTATTTTCTATTAAAAAAGCGGGTTAAAGCAGTTTCTGGCGAGATAAAACAACAAAATTATACATTTACACAACCAGTACCATATGATAAAATCGTATTACCTGATTCTAATATTATAGAAATTATTTCGATAACTGAATCTGATGGTGATAGTTGGTATGAAGTTCCATATTTAGCCCAAGATACAATTTTTGAATCCGTTCCTAATTTAACAGAAAATGATCCAGAATTATCTATATATCGTTCTTCGAGTCCTTATCTATTAAAATTAAGAAAAACTTCGAAACGTTTTATTACAAGATTACGAAGTGATAATCGAATAGAAATTCAATTCGGTGCTGGCGTATCAGACAATAATGATGAAGAAATTGTTCCTAATCCTAATAATGTAGGAAATGGATTATTAGCATTACAGAGATCAGTTGATGTAGATATTGACCCTTCGAATTTTTTATATACTAGAACATATGGACAAGCGCCGGCCAGTACTGTACTAACTATTACTTATACAACTGGCAATGGCATATCTGATAATGTACCTTCAAATACACTTACGCAAATTAATTTTATAGAATTTGATGATGATGTTAATTCATCTAATAATATTTCTTTAGTAAATTTTGTAAAAAATACAGTTGCTGTTAATAATCCACAACCAGCAATTGGTGCAAAAACTGCAGATTCTG